CCTAAGGAAAATGTCGCCATCTCAGGCCTCCTCAACGTCGTGATACTCTTCGCACGCCTGCAGCGTGTTCTGGATCAGGGTGGCGACGGTCATCGGGCCAACGCCGCCGGGAACCGGGGTGATGTAGGACGCGCGTTCGGCGGCATCTTCATACACCACGTCGCCGACCACTTTGCCGCTTTCCAGACGGTTGATGCCGACATCGACCACAATCGCCCCTTCTTTAATCCACTCGCCAGGAATAAAGCCCGGTTTGCCCACCGCGACGATCAGCAGGTCGGCGTTTTCGACATGATGGCGCAGGTTTTTTGTAAAGCGGTGGGTGACGGTGGTGGTGCAGCCGGCCAGCAGCAGCTCCATGCTCATCGGGCGACCGACGATATTGGAGGCGCCAATGACCACCGCATTGAGGCCGTAGGTGTCGATATTGTAGCGTTCCAGCAAGGTCACGATACCGCGCGGAGTGCACGGACGCAGGCGCGGCGCGCGCTGGCACAGGCGGCCAACGTTGTAAGGATGGAAGCCGTCGACGTCTTTATCCGGCGCGATGCGCTCGAGAACTTTGACGTTATCGATCCCTGCCGGCAGGGGCAGCTGAACCAGAATACCGTCGATGGTCTTATCGGCATTCAGAGTGTCGATAAGCTCCAGCAGCTCGGCTTCGCTGGTGGTTTCCGGGAGATCGTAAGAGCGGGAGACGAAGCCCACTTCTTCACATGCTTTGCGCTTGCTGCCGACATAAATCTGCGAGGCCGGGTTGCTGCCGACCAGCACGACGGCCAGCCCAGGGGCGCGTTTTCCGGCCGCAACGCGAGCCTTCACTTTTTCCGCAACCTCAGAGCGTACCTGCTGCGCAATCGTTTTACCGTCAATAATTTTTGCTGCCATCAGAGAGAGGATTCCATCTGTATCTTTACGAAAGGGGGATGAGGATATTTTTTCAGAAGCGGGCCTCGCTGTCAGTCCTCGTTTGCTGTTTTATCCTGTCTGAGGCTAATTTAGCCTGTTATGGCCATAGTAATTGCATGGTTATAGGTGCGTTGCGCCTGGCCACTGAGTCGATTTACGCGCGCACGAGCCCCAGCGGTATGCTTCTTGTACAGTTGGTGGGGGATATTTCGCCAGCGTCGTATAAGCCCGCAGTTTCCTGGCAAAATGGATTGACTCAACCGACGTGGACCGTATAATTCCACGCGTTTCACTCCGCGAAGCACTAGCTTCTCAGGGCGCCCTTAGCTCAGCTGGATAGAGCAACGGCCTTCTAAGCCGTAGGTCACAGGTTCGAATCCTGTAGGGCGTGCCATTAAGAAACAAGCACTTACGCAAGTTTCAAACCAGCCTGATTTCCTCCTTGTGTCGTATTTGTGTCGCTAGCGCCAAAAATGGCGTCAATTTTCCGTGCATGTTCGGTCAGGTGGTTCGGTGCCAGGTGAGCATAACGACGCACCATCTCGATGCTTTCCCATCCTCCCATTTCCTGTAAAACAGAAAGCGGGACGCCGGACTGGATCAGCCAACTCGCCCAGGTGTGCCGAAGGTCGTGAAAACGGAAATCCTCGATCCCCGCTTTTTTCAACCCGGCGCGCCAGGCGTTATTGTCATCCACCCGCATTTTTCTAACTGCGGGCGTTAGTGTTCCATCCGGGCGATGTTTTGCCGTGGTGTGAACGAACACCCATCGGGAGTGCTTCCCTATCTGATCCCTTAATACCCTGCATGCGGTATCATTCAGAGCTACGCCTATCGCCTTGCCCGCTTTTGCGTTCTCCGGATTTACCCATGCAACCTTTCTCTGCATATCGACCTGCTGCCACTCAAGCCCGATGATGTTTGAGCGGCGCAGGCCGGTTGCCAGTGCAAATATCACCACTGGCTTAATGCTCTCCGGCATGCACTCGATCAACCGCTCAGCTTCTTCTCTGGTCAGCCACCGTATCCGCTTACTGATCGGCTTGCGGGTTTTGATAACAGGGGCTGTTTTTATCCAGCCCCAGTCATTCGCCGCGGCCCTGAGAAGGGAGCGAATGAAGGAAAGGTGTTGAGCCTTCGTAGCCTGCGAAACCTGCCGTGGTTTGTACTCCGGAACCGGCTTTCCCTTCCTCATCGCGGCATCACGCTTACTCTCCCAGACCTGCAGGTGTTTACGGTTGATCATCCCGTTAACGGCTTCGTGAACTTCCTCCGCCGTTATCTTCGAGACATCACGGCCGGAAAAATGCTGCAGCCAAAACTCAATTTTGGTTTTGTCATCATCCAGCGATCGCTTATGGTCCTTTTCCCGCAACCACCGGATACAGCATTCTTCGAAGGTTCTGACGGGCAGATCGCCGATCTGGTCAACCCGCCACGCTTCCGCCTTCAGCTTGTCGTGGAGCTCCTGAGCCTGCTTTTTGTCCCCCGTGCCAAGAGATCGCCTAACTCTTTTTCCTGACGGCGTAAAGAAATGACAGTGCCACACGCCGCCCCTGAGGGTGATTGACATAAAACTTCTCCTTTATGTTCACCCGCGTTCGCGATGACAGGATCGCGCGGGGTTTTCAAATATGCAATACACGCAGCCTCGGTCGTTCTGTACTTATTGCCGACCTTGCGGCCGGCGAGCTCCCCAGACTCAATCAGGCGGTAGATCACCCGCGCCGACACGATGAGCAAATCGGCGGCCTGCTGTGCTGTAATCGGTCTATCAGATGCCATATCACCTCCGATGCTTACCGCGTAATTCCTCTTCTTCTTGGCAATCAGCGCAGCGCTGACAGCCCGCCACCAGTTCCCTGCGCCGCTCGGGTATCTCTTCCCCGCAGTCGCGGCAGTGAGTAGCTGAAACCGCCGAATGGTTGATGCGCATGTTCTGGATGGTCATTTCCAGCCGGCGCTCTGCCAGCTCGTTGGCCTGATCGATGATTTCTGCGCTCATACTGCACCTTCCAGTTCATCAGGCAGCTCAATTTCATCGCCAAACTTTGCGAAGACGACAGCGCGACATACAGCCACACGGGGATTGTCTGCAGTGAGCCCGCGGCGACGTCCTGGTGCTACAAGCTCATTAACTCCAACCCAGTGATAAACTTTTCCTGTTGCCGGGTCTGCTGACTGGTAACAGCTGATAGAGTATTTCTCCATCAGCTCACCACATTGGTCCCATTTTGCGGATGGAGAAAACACTTTCATTGCCATCTCAACGAATAATGTTTCCGAGGTGATGTGCAGTATTGGCTGGCTCATGTTGATAGAGCATGCAACCGCGTAATCAAGCTGCACACCACTTAGATTTGCTGTTTTAACTTTCATGCTGCACCACCTTCAACGCGCTTGAACTCGATAACCCAAACCCAGGGGTTGGCATTCCAACTTTCGGCGCCATAGATGGATTTCCACAACTCCTCCCATACCTGAAAGCCATGAGTGGCAGGTCGAAAATCATAAAGACCGCATCCAACCTCTTTGCAGATATCCCCAAGGGTAATGGACTGCAACCGCTCAACGCGCACATTGGTGATTTCCAGCAGAATGCGGCTGGCCCAGCGCGGCATGTGGATTGATGGCACCCACTTGGCAGTGCAAACCTTTTCCTTGCGCATATCACCAATCCAGTCGTGGTCTGCGCGATAGGTGAGGAGTCCGCCATATTTATTCCATGTTTCACGGACCCAGATGCGGTCGCCTGGCTTGCCAAATGCGCTGTTCAGATAGTTCCCTGCCGACAGCTCCCCGGCCAGTTCATTGCCAGCCAGTTCGCACCCAAGGTTTTTATCATGCACAGGGAATTTCACTGGGCGCCGGGTCTGCGTCTTCCGGCCGTCGAGAATTGCTCGCGTCATTTCCCCGTTAAAAATCATTCCGCGTTCTTTCATGATTCCACCCCATAGCGGCCGCTAAGCCGCCCAATAACACTGACAAATTTGACTAAGCTGACGCCCATCGGCTTTACCTTCTCGTAGTGCTTGCGAAGGATGGGGGGGCATACAGCGTTCCACTTCGGTTTAGGCTTTACGCTCATCGCTTTGGTTATCTCTTCTGCGCAGCGACGAGCCTGGGCGCGGAGAGCGTTTTCTTTTTCTTCAGGCGTCATGCTGCCTCCAGATTCCCGATCCGCTTTAACTCAGCCAGCGATAAGGACGTAATGATGTGTCGCGGGGTGATGTACGGGCGCCAGATAAACAGGATCGAGCCTTTAGGGTTGCTCATGCGCTTTCCTGTAACAGATGCCGGAACAAACTGAACACGGCCGCCAGTTATGAGCCTGAGTTCATCAGCTGATTGCATGGCTGAAATAAACCAGCCAGTAGAGATGTCAGCCGGTAGCAACATCACTACGACCTGAGACTGCGCCCGGGATTGCTCAGCAGCTTTTTCCACCCA